CTCACCTCGAACATTTAGAAGACAATATCTTGAATGGTGGATCTCAGGGTGGTAAGGAAGCGGTTGCCTTTCTTCGATCTCTTGGAGATATGTTAGATCAAGGTATGGCAGACACTCGTGTCACAGTGAAGTGGGATGGAGCGCCTGCGATAATTTGTGGTGTCAATCCAGACAACGGAAGATTCTTTGTTGGTACAAAGTCTGTCTTTAACAAAGTAAGTCCAAAGATTGCATACTCTCAAGAGGATGTTGAAAGTATGTATCCGCCTGGCCAACTTGCAGAAAAATTAAAAGATGCATATCAATACCTTTCACAACTCTCGATACCAGGCGTGGTGCAGGGAGATCTTTTATTTACTGATGATAAGTACGAAGCAAATATTGGTGGAGATAATTGCATTGCGTTTCAACCAAACACAATTGTCTATGCAGTTCCAAAAGATAGTGACATTGGAAAGAAGATAGACGAAGCAAAGTTTGGAATCGTATTTCATACATCTTATTCTGGTAGAAGTTTAGATGCCATGAGTGCAAGTTTTGGTGGTATCAATATTCAAGGAAATGCTGATGTGTTTGTGACATCATCTGATTTTAGAAATGCGTCAGGTGAGGCAAACATGAGTCTTGCTGAGAAAACAATCTATACAAATCTTGTCAATAAAACAGAAGGTTCTTTAAAACAGGCATCTCGTTTCTTAGATATGATGAAGGAAAACAATATGAATAAATTTACTTTGAACATTATGTTCAAAACTTTCTTTAACAGATACATTCGAGAAGGTAGAACTTTGATTGGTGCTCGTAACACCGCAAATGACTTCGCACAATATTTTTCTAACGCACTAGATAAAGAGATTGCAACTAAGAAGATGAAAGCAACAAAAGATAAATACTTAGAACTAAAGAATAGAGGTCTTAAATTTATCTCTGATAATCAACAGTCAATATACATGACTGTTGCATCTTATATGAATTTACAGGCTGCGAAAAATTTTATGATTCGTAAATTGCAAAAGGTGAACACATTTGGAACGTTTCTAAGAACACCAGATGGTTATCGTGTGACAGCTCCAGAGGGATTTGTTGCAATCAGATCAGGACAGGCTCTTAAACTTGTAGATCGTTTAGAGTTTAGTCGTGCAAACTTTACAGCAGACAAGAATTGGGAAAAGGGTAATCCTATGCCCGCACCGAAAATATGAAAAGTTTTACCAGATTCGTAACAGAAGCATTATCTTCTCAGACCGTTGCAAATCCTAATCCAAAGGATCCCAACGACGCTGATATGACGGTGGCTTTTGGTCGTTTCAATCCACCTACAACAGGACATGAAAAACTTTTAAACAAAGTTAAACAAGTTGCTGGTAAAGGTAACTATGAAATTTATCCATCAAGATCAAATGACCCTGCAAAGAATCCTTTAGACCCTGATACAAAGATTGGATATATGCAACAAATGTTTCCACAACATGCGAAACATATCATGAATAATCCAAAAACAAGAACAATCTTTGATGCTTTGAAAGGTGCAAACGAGAGAGGTGCAAAGTCTGTCAATATTGTGGTTGGACAAGATCGTCAAAAAGAATTTGAGAACTTAGCAAACAAATATAACAATAAACTTTATAAGTTTGATCGTATCAATGTTGTATCTGCTGGAGATCGTGATCCAGATGGAGAGGGTGTCAGTGCGATGTCAGCATCGAAGTTAAGAAAGGCAGCTGCGGATGATGATTATGAATCATTTAGAACTGGTATCCCACAAAGTTTGAAGGATGATAAAGCAAGAGAGTTATATGCTGCAATACAAAAAGGAATGAAGATGAAGAAACAACAGAATGAAACATGGAGAATTGCTCCTAAGTTTGATTGGAAAAATCTTCGTGAAAATTATATGAATGGAAACGTATTCCAAGTAGGGGATATTGTAGAGAATGATAACACTGGTTTGATTGGTAAGATTATTCGCACAGGTGCAAATTACATTATTGCAGTGACTGAGGACAACATGATGTTCAAATCTTGGATCAAAGATATCACTGAACAGTTTACAGAGGTATCTGGTGTGCCTGCAAATCAAAGAGAAGTTGGAACAGATGCATTAAGACAATACACTCAAAGACTTTCTCATAATCCTATCATACTTAATTTTATAAATAAATCTAGAAAGAAACGTGCGAAAGGGTAATGCTTAGTACAAAAATTCAAAATGACTTGATAACTGCGTATCAAAAAGTCTACGAAGAAAAAAGAGGTCATGCTGCTGGTTCTGATGATACTGAAAAACAGGCATCACAGTTGGCTTCTGATGTAAGATATAAAGCAAAATCAAAAGTTCCCGACGGTGCTTCAAAAGAAGAGAAGAGAAAAATATTTTTGCAAATACTTGCATCCTCACCAGCACCTAATGTTGTTAAAGCAATGGCAAAAGATAAACTTTTAGGTGAAGAAGTGGTATCGGAAGATAAAAAGATGTCAAGACAGAGTGATGATGACTTAAAGAAAGCTCTAGACAAACTTAGTAAAATGGATCAATCATCACCAGCTAATTCTTTCATGAAGAAAAGAATAGAAAAAGAAATGAAGAAAAGAAAAACAGTAAAAGAAGGAAGTTCATACGGTATCACTAGAGGATCAGGTAAACCATCAGGGCCTATGGCTGCTTTTGGTAAGAAAGATGAAGATGAGAAAAAAGAAAAGAAAGCACCTCGCAAACAAAAGGGTGCAATGGCTTATGATGGCCCAAACAAAGAGAGAAGTGAGGCTGCTGATAGAGTAATTGAAAAGACAAAGAAAAAACGTAAGAAGATAAAGGAATCATATGGTAGGAATCCACTCACAGGATATCCAACAGGATTGAAAAGTGAAAATAAAAAGAAGATGGATGAAAAACCAATGACCGCTAATCAAAGAAGAATGATGAAGGTTGAAGCAATGGATCCTGTAGGACAGGAGGATGGTGACATCAACAATGATGGTAAGAAAGATGGTACAGATAAGTATCTTAAGAATCGTCGTGATGCAATTGGTAAAGCAATTGCGAAGAAACGTGGTCGTGTGAAGGAAGGTTTCTCTGCGTGGAGAATTGATCTAAATTTCCAAGAACAAGTAAAAAAGTAAAAGGGGGACTTGTTTCTCCCAAGTCCCCGAACTGCATAGTGATGCCCGAGAAGGAGGGGGCTGAAGAGAAGACAACTAAGGATGTCGTCACTAAGAAACAGAAACAGTTGATGAACAAGGAAGAATATATTCAAGAGATACCCGATGATGTTAAAAATATCTTGATGAAGGGAGCAAGAAGGGCTGCTGGTGAATTTTCAAAAGGTGGTGAACCTAAGAAAGTTATCAAGAAAGGAGTTAAAAACACTATAAAAAATGTCATAGGAAGTAAATCAGTTCAAAACTTTTTGAACAATGAATATATTCCAGAAGAAGGTTATGATGTTGCAAGAGATCAGGGTAGAGTAAAACCATCTAAGGATAAGAAAGATGCGACTACCATGCCTCGAAGTAAAGAAATGGAAAAGACAAGGAAGGTAAACAAAGGGCCTTCTGCACTTGAACGTGTGAAGGCTGATATTGAGAAGAGATATGGCAAAGGTGCCATCATGGATGTCAGTAAAGAAGAACTTGATCTAACACAAGTTGCAGAAGCTTTTGGTGGTTATGTGATTGATGAAAATAAAATTTTAGATAAGCTTAAAAAAGCTGGAGGTAGAATTTCCTCCGTAGTTAGAACTGCTGTAAAGGGTAAGGGTCGAACAGGTAGAGAGGTAAGGCCTGAGGTAAAGAAAACTGGGCCAATTTATCCTAGATCAACTCAAAGTGGTAGAGAAATAGCAGCAACAGGAGATGTTTTTGGAAACGATCCACAAGGAGATGCAGTATATGACATTCAGCAGAAAACTGCGAAAGGTGGCACTAAAACAGTAAAACAGATTGCAAAAGATCAGATTGGTGTTCCGCCAGGGGGGAAGGAAGCTCCAGTTACAACATATAGAATTGGTGATAAACCACCAGAGTCTAAAGTTGAGAGGGCAAGAAAAACAAAACTTAAGAAAGACTTGCAAAAAGATATGATGTCCAGAGCGGAAGGGCCACAAAAAAGTGGACGTAAACAAATAGGATCTACTTATAGAAAAGATCTTAGTAGCACCGTGAAAGCTAAAAAACAATTAAAAGCACAACCACTGGTTAAAGGATTAGAAAAAGCTAAAACAAAAGTTGGCACTGGTTTTAAAACATTTAGACAAACTGCCTCTAACGTTTCTAAGAATATTGGGTCACTTAGAAGTGGTGTAACACAAGCTACTAAAAATGTTGCATCTAAATTAACCAAAGGTAGTCTTAAAACAGCCACGAAAGGTGTTGGTAAGAAAGCTGCAGGGTTGGTTGCTAGGAAAACTATCGGTAGAGCTGCGGGCAAA